TGATAGTGATCTACTTTAAAAGAGAGAGAACTGTAACATTCTCTCCCTGTTGGTTACCCTGCGTAACCCCAGAACAGGTTAGTCATTGGTTTACCAGTTTGTTGGTTGATGACTGGTTTCTCAGAAGGAACTATCTGAAACTCATCACCTACCTTTGGTAGTTGACCTTTGGTTAGTTTGGTACAATCTAACTGTACGAAGTACTGTTTACCAAAGTTGTGAAAAGCCTTACGGCCAGTTACGGTAGCACCACCTAATTTAAAGTTTACTGTTGTTGAACCTTTCTTACTGTCCCGAACTTGTGAGGCAGTAGGTTTGTCAACACAGAACACTACACCCTTCTTTGATTGGGTGATTGATTTGAAATAAACTGTCTTTTTTGTCATAATTTTTTTATTTTAAAGTTAAACATTTTGTGTTCCCGAAAGACCCGGGGGTACACACTGACAGGAAAAAGTGAGGGAGTTGTTTCACTAGGACCCTTCCACAATGCCATGCTTACAACTTTTTTTAAAACCATGGGGTATGTACCTAGGGGTGTCCCCGGTTTTTAAAACCGTGGGGGTATACCTTGTATAGGTCCTGTAATTTTAGTATATTATAGTATGGGAAAAACATTTAACGCATCAGTGGATTGGTTGGGGATGGTGGAAAATCCGGATCAAGACGTAAATCCTTCTGTTAACGGAGAGAAAGCACAAACAGGAATAGAGTTTGAAGCACCAAAAAGAGATGGTGAAAGAATTAATTCTGATGGAAGTGAATCTACACATATAATGAAGACAGAAACAATTGATGGTATTAATTGGGTTTCTTTTCCTACATTATTTCAAAATGAAGATGGAACTTGGGATAATACATATGAGTTGATGATAAAAAAGAATCCAGATAATTGGAAGCCTGCAATGTTAGAAGCTAAAAGACGTGGTGAATTAATCCACTTCGGTCCTAATAAAAAAGAAGCTTTGGAATATGGTAAAGGTTCGTGGAAACCTAAAGCACAAATAGGGGATGAAATAAAACCTTATGTAGCAGTTCAAGATAATACATATGTTGATATACCACCACCTCCTCCAGCACCAACAAAAGTTATAGATCCATTTCCCCATGGTACAATTTCACAAGCTCCTCCTGAAAAAGCATGGTATAAAAAATTACTTAATGTTGTAGCTCACCCAATGGAAGCTTTTGGTAGAAGTATTCATAATCAAGATTGGTGGACAGGTGACTTAGGACAAGGATTACCAATGAGTCCACAACATAGTACAAATATTGGGGATGGTTTTGATATGGTTAATACATTCTTTAATCCTGCTAGTTGGGTGGAGGATATATCTGATTCTGAATCTATAACCGAAGGTGTTGTTAATACGGCAATGTTAATTCCTATAGTTAGAGGTGGTAAAGTCGTTGGATATACAAATAAGGCAAATAAAAGTAAACCTATATTTCATAAAGGATCTTCATACATAGAGGATCCAAATTCACTATATAGAGTAGTAAATGTTCCACCTGGAGGTACAAGTGTAGATGAATTAGTTAAAGCTGCAGAGTATGGTACGACAATACCAAAGGTAACAACTAGTGGAAGACGTGCAGGATATTCAAAAATACAAAGAGAAACTCCTTTTGATGTATTAAATACCACTAGTAATCAAGGATGGATTTTAGGTAAAGGGACAAATGATCCATATAATCTAATGAATTTATATGGAGGAAAAAATCCTTATGTAATAAAAATGGGTAGAGGAAACCCTCTTGTAGGACCAGAAAGTCTTAAAACTATTAATCAAAGAACAGATATTTTAAGAGACTTTAGTTTTCCATATACTCAAAATGTAGGAAAATGGAATCCAGCTACAGGTCAATATGATGTACCTATAGAACTGGGTGCAGGTGTATTTACAACAGTTGGAAAAAGTGCAGATGATCTTGCTAAGATAATGCCAGGATCTATTGTTAATCCTAATATGTTAAGTAGAGGTAACAATAATATTACTACAATATTTGGTCCAAAAGGTTTTCAAGTTAGACAACCGCAAGAAGTTTTACCAATGGATGAATATATAAAATATATGAAGAATAATCCTAATTTTAAATTTCAAGAAGGTGGTCCTACAACTGAAAGAGAAAAATATATTCAATTTGCATTAGATACTGAAAGTGGTTATCATTATATAAGAAATAAAGACTCAGCAGTAAAAAAATTAGGAGCTGATGGTAAATGGGACGGTAAAACGTATTATAAAATTTATGAAGACGGTAAATATTATCCACATTATGTAGGAGATGAAAAGCGTGCAACAATAGGTCATGGTCATGCTCCTGTAGATAGAGATATATTTGAAGAATATAAAGAGGGTATTACTGAAACTCAAGCGTTAGAATTATTAGGAAAAGATATAGATGAAAAACTTAGATTAAGTGAAATATATTATAATTCAAGATTTGGTGATGGTAAATGGGATGATTTAACAGAGTCAGAACAATTTATGTTAAATGACTATACATTTAATGTAAGAGGTGGTTTTCATAAAACATTTAGAAATTTTGCTAAAGCAATACATGATAAAGATCATAAATTAGCAAAAAAAGAATATAAAAGAGCATTAGGTGAAAGAAATGAAATTTTCATGGAAAGGTATCTTAAACCATGGATGGATATTCAAATAGAAAGAACAACAGTAGCACCTCCATTAGAAGATATGCCTTTACCAATTGGTACTTTTCCAACAGATAGTGAAGGTAATCCTCAATCTATGAGTACTAATCCTAATGAACCAAAGAAAGAAACAAGTTGGTGGAGAGGTGAAGAAGGTTGGATACCAGATGAGTTAGAATTACCTTGGTTTATGGATGGTGCAGGTATAAATTCTAGAGGAAATACTCCATCTTCAGTGACAGATATTCCTGCAACAGCAGATGGATCAAGAGCAGAAAACGCAACTATGAGTAGATCTGCAATGGACCCAATGCCTTCTTTAAATAATGATCTTACAGTAAATGATAATCTTGCATTAGATAATACTATAGCTGATTTAAGTGAAGAAACAAATATACCACAGGTAAAGTATGGAGGTCAATATATGTGGGGACTTGATTTAAGATCTACAAAAGCACAAGCAGGAAAAGAGGTAAAATCAGATGATATATATGCTAATGATAGATATTCACAAAGTGCTACTAAGTACAAAAAAATGTTACCTAAGTATCAATCACAAGGTCAATTACCAAAAGCTCAGTTTGGTAGACATTCTATAATGAGTGGTAATGCACATGGTTTACGTCCTGAAGGATCTACAGGAGTATTAGGAGATTTTTATGATAAATCAGGTATAAGTGATGGTAAATATAAGTGGTTACTAGGAGATACAAAAACAGGAGGTGCAGCAGGAGCATTTGTATCTAATCTTTTAGATATTGCAAATATTCCAAGTAACTTAATGGCTGAAGCAACAGAATACTTTGGTGGAAGAGGAGATAAAGAGTTTAATTTCTTAGATGCTATGCCAGGTTTTTCAGGAAATTTTTCTTTTACTAACATGTATGGTGAGCCAACAAAAACTGTATCAGGAACTGCTGATGATCAAGGGAATCCTCTTGTAGATAATTTCTGGGGCGCTTTAGCAACAGATATATTTACAGATCCTACTTCTTATGTAGGTTTAGGTTTAGTAACTAAAGGTACTAAATTACCAAATGCAATAGGAAAAACTACTCGTAATGTAAAAAAAGGTCTTGGTAATGCAAAAACAAATATTAATAATGCTATGGGAGGAACCAAAATGACTAGTAAAGGTTTACAAATATGGGATGGAGAAGACTGGGTATTATCTAATAAACAACAAGCACTTAATACTATTAAAAAAATAATTGAACAGAAAAAAATACTTCAAAATCAAGCTGCTAGTAAAGTAAAAGGTGCACAACAAAAATTATACAATCTTGAAAAAAATAAAGCAAAGTTAATTTCTGATTTTGAAAAATTAGGTTTTGATACAAAAGAGTTACAAAGTGAAGCTTGGTTAGATATGTTTACAAAAAAAGTTAAAATGGATAGAAGTGGAAAATTTCAACAAAATATAGTAGATGATATGACAGTTGAATTTTGGGAATTAAGTGATTTTCTAGATAATGTAGGTGGTGATAAATTTGATGATCTTTTAGATGCAATAAATAAAGGAGCAAAACTTGATGATGAATTAATAAAAAAACATTTAAGTAAAAGTGCATATGAAAGATTTAAAAATATAAAAAATACTCTTGATCCTAGTAGACAATATGATGAAGGAAGTACAAGAATAAAATAATTTAATAATCACTTGCGAGTTATATAAAAAAGTTTATAACTTTGCAACTAAAAACATAATACTATGTCAGAATTAAATCCATTAGATGAATATAACGGCTTATCAGAAGCACAAAAACTAGAAGCGGAGTACATTCTTTTAGACAAAGCTTTTAGAAATTCTTTTAAGATAATAGTAGGAACTACAACATTAAAGTTCATCTTAAAAGAGACAGAGGGAGTTATATTAGCACATGATCCTGAATCACCATTAGATACTGAAAAAAATTGGGATAGTCTACAGAACATGATGGATTATTTCATTGAAGAAGAAGAGTATGAAAAGTGTGCTAAGATTAGAGATATTATGAACTTATTCACTAAAGATGCCAAAACAAAACATAATGAAAACCCCTCCTAAAGGGTCAATCAGATTTTCTATTAGTTTATCTGATGAGCAAAAAAAAGCTAAAACACAAATTTTAAAACATCCTTTTAATTTTATTGTTGGTAAAGCAGGTAGTGGTAAAACTTTATTAGCTGTACAGGTTGCGTTAGATCAATTCTTTAAAAGACAGTACAATAAAATAATTATAACTAGACCTACTGTATCTACAGAAGATAACGGTTTTCTTCCTGGATCTGAACGTGAAAAAATGGAGCCGTGGCTTGTTCCTATCCGTTCTAATATGCGTAAAGTATATAATAAACCTGTCCTTTTAGAAAAAATGGAAAAGGAAGAAGCTATTGAATTAGTATCTCTGGCGCATTTTAGAGGCCGTACATTTGATAACTCTGTTGTAATAGTAGATGAGTTCCAGAATTTAACTAGAAGTCAATTAGCAATGGCAATAGGGAGATTAGGTAAAGATTCTAAAATAATATTCTGCGGAGACTCTTATCAAATAGATCTTAAAGATAAAAACTGGTCTGCTTATCATGATATGGCTAAATTAACTAATTCAAAGTATGTATTTAAGACAGTATTAGAAGATTCTCATAGACATGCCGCAATAGATGACTTACTAGAGTTATTAAATGGGTATCACTAAGTTTTTTTTAAATTTTTAGCATTTATTTAAATTTATAAAGTTTTTTTTTGTATCTTTGTTGTGTATTATTAATTTAAAAACCATAAAAAGATGGCAAAATCAACTAAGGAGAATACAACTCCAGAAAATGAACAACTAAGTGAAAAAGAAATGGAAGCTAAGAAAGCTGAAATTACTGCTTGGTACAAAGACAATATCAAACATCTTAAAACTCAAAAGGAATATGAAGAGTTATTAAGAGATATTGAAAAGTTACGTGCTGAAAGATTACAAGCACAACAATTTATTGCACAGACAATGGCTACTAAACAAGCTGAGGAACAAAAAGCAAAGAGTCAAGCTGCGCAAGAGTGGAACCCTAATATGGATACAGCACCTCCTAGACCTGCAGCTCCAGCTAGGAAGCTAAAAAAAGTTGAAGCTGATGGACAATAAATATAGTTTAGAACAAATAAGGAGAGCTATGGATTCAAAGAATCACAAATTTTTTGAAAAAGGAGCTTATAACGTAAATATTATTGGCATTAGAAATTCTGCTACTGCAGGTAAGGTGACTAATAAATTTGATGATACTCTTACTATATCTTTTAAAGATGAAGATGGTAATTGGATTTATCATGAATTTGATTGTACTACGGATCCAGGAAAATTTTATATGGAAGATCCTATTCTTGATGAAAAAGGAACAGCTATATTAAAACCTGGTCAGTATCCTAAATCACATAAGATTAGAAAACACCAAGGTAGATATGAAGCATTAGGTCAACAAAACCCAGTAACTGTATATAGAGATAATAACAGAGATGATATTTATAATTTAAATACAGAAAATACTGATACAGGTTTATTTGGAATTAATATTCATAGAGCTACTAAATATGCAGGAAAAAAATCTACACAAGTAGATAAATGGTCAGCAGGATGTCAAGTAATTGCCTCTAATGATGATTTTACAAAGTTTATGAAAATATGTAGAAAAGCTAGAGATACATGGAGTAATAACTTTACGTACACATTATTAGAAAGTAAAGACATTCCTACATCATGGCTCTCGTAAATACAGTAGAAAAAAGAATTAAGATGCAGAAGGATGGTGTGATTAAATATCAGATCATCACTTTCTGCTTTCTTAATGATTTACAATTAAGTAAATCAGATTTAGAATGTCTTCTTGAACTAGCCAAGAAAGGTTCTATTAATGTTACTAATTTTTGTAAGCATATTTCTGATCTTAATATATTTAAGAGTCCTCAGTCTTGTAGAAATGCTGTTCAGAAAGCTAAAAAGAAAGATCTTATTATAATGGATGGAAAGAATATTATATTGAATCCTGATATGAAAATACAAGTAGAAGGTCAAATATTGTTAGACTTTAAAATACTTGGAATAACTGATGAGATTGGAAGATAAAAATGACCATTTGAATCCAAAATCCTATAAGGAATTTTTTAGTGTAATAGCTAAAAAATGTGAGGTTCATGAAGATTTGGTAGAAGAGTTAGTAAGATTCTTTTATAATGAAGTTAGAAGGAACTTAGAAGAATTAGAACACACACGTATACTGCTTCCTAATTTAGGAACCTTTACATTAAGGAAAGGTAGATTAGATAGAGCAATTAAAAGACATAAAGACATGCTTGGTAATATTGAAAAAACAACTTATACTGGATATGGTAATCATCTACCTGTAAAAGATAAGTTAATAAAAATGGAAAAGGCAATAAAAAGAGTTGAACAAGAAATAACCAATAAAAAAAGATGGAAAGATGAAAATAAATAAATTATTTCAAGGTCTTAAAAATATTGACCACATTGTTGAAGGTATTAAAAATAAAACCTTTAAAAAACCATGGATTGAAGAAATTGCAAACCATAGATGGCAGATATGTAAAAAATGTGAACATTTAGATACTATAGGTGGACAATGTGCTGCACCTGGAACTCAACCATGTTGTGCTGATTGTGGTTGTAGTTTAGGATTTAAAACACGTTCTTTATCTTCTTCATGTCCAAAAAATAAATGGAAAGCACATGTAACTGCAGATCAGGAAGCTGAAATTATCAGAAAAATGAACGGTAATCAATAATAAATAAAATGGCTGTAATATTTAAAGAAGACGGACATATATATGAAAGTTTAAATGAAGATTTAGAAAAAGATAAAATCAAATGGACAAGTGTAACTTCCTTTATTAGTAAGTTTAAACCTAAATTTGATTCTGATGCTATTTCAAAAAAATCTTCTAAAAATAAACGTTCAAAGTGGTATGGTCTTAAACCTAAAGAAATTCAAGAAATATGGAAAAAAGAAAGTGAACGTGCTATTGAATTAGGTAATTGGTATCATAATGAAATAGAACAAAGAATTCTTGATTGTAAGACTTTAGAACGTGAAGGAGTAGAAGTACCCATCATAAGACCAATAGTTGATAAGAGCGGTATTAAAATAGCTCCAGATCAAAAATTAACTGACGGAGTATATCCAGAACACTTTGCATATCTAAAATCTGCATGTATATGTGGTCAAGCAGATTTAGTAACAGTAGTTAATGGTCGTATAAATATTACAGATTATAAAACCAATAAAGAAATAAAAGAAAAAGGTTTTACAAACTGGGAAGGTATAACATCTAAAATGTTTAAACCTTTATCACATCTTGATGATTGTAATTTAAACCATTATAATATACAATTAAGTTTATATATGTATATTATGCTAAAACATAATCCAAAATTAAAACCAGGTAAACTTGTAATACAGCATGTTAAGTTTGAAGAAGAAGGAAAAGATGAATATGGTTATCCAATTACTAAGTATGTAAATGATGAACCAGTATTAAAAGAAATAAAAATGTATGAACTACCATATCTAAAAGATGAAGTTAGATCATTAATAATGTGGTTAAAAGATAATTCAATATGTTAGCAAAGTTATTTGATATATCAAACGGTAAAGTTATACCAACTGAACATTGTTATACTTTAAAGTTTTTAAAAGCAATTATGGATAAGTATCCTGATACACATTTATCAGTATATCAATATTTATTTTATATGACATGTCCTGATCCAGATCTTAATCCTTTTTTTAATGTACCAGAAGTAGATAAAGAAGAAATAATATTGGATGAAATAGACATGGAAGAGTCATTAGAATGCCCTAAAATAAGATACGCACTAGACAAATGTGCAGAATTATATGAAACTCCAACTTTTAGAGCTTACAAAGGTATCAAATCTATGATTGACAAATTAGCTAAATACATGGAAAATACTCAAATAGAACATGGTAGAGACGGTAACATAAACTCACTAGTTAGCGCAGCTAAAAACTTTGACTCAATAAGACAATCATTTAAAGGTGCTTATAATGATATGAAAGAAGAACAAAAAAGTTCTGTCCGTGGTGGACAAGGACTTGCATATGATCAACTATGATTGCAAATTATCTAGTTGTCATATTATTTTTAGTAATAACTGCATGGTGCATATTTGGTGACCATGATAATAATTATAATTAAATAAAAATCAAAATGGAAAAAGTAATACCAATTGGAAACAAAGTTTTAGTTAAACAAGTAAAAGCTAAAGAAACTTATGGTGACACAGGAATATTTATACCTGATGCACAACAAACACAAGAATTAAAAGGAATTGTAATATCTGTAGGTGATACAGTAGAAGGTATACAAGAAGGAGATCTTATTCAATATGGTGAATATGCACAGCCTGTATCTATGTCACATGATGGTGAACCTCATCTTTTAATTAATAAACAAGATATATTAGCTATTATTATAAGTGTATAAAGTTGTACCTACATATGATAATGGAACTTGGACAACTACAGAATTTGAATCAATAGAATCTTTCAGAGAATTTATTGATTCAATTTTTTCTGAACCAGGAAAATATGAGTTTGATGAAACTGCATTATTGTTTAATGAACAAGCAATACTATTCAATACTCAAGGTTTTTATTGTGATAAACCAATGAGGTCTAAAGACTTTATGGTATACTGGGAAGATCAGAAAAACAAATGTAGACAAGGAGTTATATACAAGAATAAAAAAAAGACTTGGTATTTAACTAGAGATTATTATATGTGGTTAAATTTCTTACCTATCTATGATAAGGAAGAAAAAGCATATGGTTTTGCTAAAGTAAGAGATGCTCAATACCATATGGCCTTATATGAAATAATGGCTGAGATTAATTATAAACATGTTGCAATACTTAAAAAAAGACAGATAGCATCATCTTATTTTCATATGGGTAAACTGATAAATATGTATTGGTTTGAAGAAGGTGCTGTATTAAAGATTGGATCATCATTAAAAGATTATATAAATGATAAAGGATCTTGGAAGTTCTTAGATGAATATCAAACATTTTTAAATGAGCATACAGCTTGGTACAGACCATCAAATCCTGGTAAGGTTCTTTTATGGGAACAGAAGATTGAGGTAAGAATAAACAATAGAAAAACACAAAAAGGACTTAGATCTAAAATACAAGGTTCTTCTTTTGAAAAAAATGCTACTGCAGGGGTAGGGGGTCCATGTACTTACTTCTTTCATGAAGAGGCTGGTATTGCTCCAAAAATGGATCAAACATATGAGTATTTGCGTCCTGCAATGTCTTCAGGTATGATGACAACTGGACAGTTTATTGCTGCAGGATCTGTGGGTGATTTAGATCATTGTAAACCTCTTAAGAATTTTATACTTAATCCAGAAGCAAATGGTATACTAGGTGTAGAAACAGACTTAATGGATGATAAAGGTACAATTGGTATAGCAGGTTTATTTATACCAGAACAATGGTCAATGCCTCCATATATAGATAAATATGGTAACTCTTTAATTAAAGAAGCATTAGAGTCAATAAAAAAAGAAAGAGCAGAATGGAAAAGAGATCTTGATGCTGAAGCTTATCAATTAAGGGTATCTCAGAAACCAATTGATATTGCAGAAGCATTTGCATATAGAAAAGAATCAATATTTCCTCAAAGTTTTTTAAGTAAACAAATTAGAAGAATTGAAGAAAAAGAATATTCATATGAACATATAGAGTTAGAAAGAGATCAAGATGGAATAAAAGCAACAAGATCAAAAAGATTACCTATAAATGAATTTCCTGTAAACAAAAAGAGAGAAGATAAAAGAGGTGTACTAGTTGTTTGGGAAAGACCTATAGATAATCCAGAGTTTGGAACTTACTATGCTTCTATTGACCCTGTTTCAGAAGGAAAAACTACTACGTCAGATTCATTATGTTCAATATTTGTATATAAAAATGCTGTTGAAGTAACAAAAGAAACACAAGATGGATTAGAAGTATTTATTGAAGGTGATAAAGTTGTAGCATCATGGTGTGGTAGATATGATGATATAAATAAAACACATGAGCAATTAGAATTAATTATTGAGTGGTATAGAGCATGGACACTAGTAGAGAATAATATATCTTTATTTATACAACATATGATTGCTAAAAGAAAACAAAAATGGTTAGTACCAAGACAGCAAATTGTTTTCTTAAAAGACTTAGGATCAAACAATAATGTATTTCAAGAATATGGATGGAAAAATACAGGAACATTATTTAAAAGTCACTTAATATCCTATGCAATTGAGTTTATTAGAGAATCAATTGATGAAGAACTTGATGACAACGGAGAAGTAATGAGTATTAAGTACGGTGTAGAAAGAATTCCTGATAAAATGTTACTAACAGAAATGCTACAATATTTCCCTGGATTAAACGTGGATAGACTTGTTGCATTTGCTGCATTAGTTGCATTTGTTAAAATACAACAAGCAAATAGAGGTTATGCAAAGAGAAAAGAAAGAGATAAATCACTAGAACCTTTGGATAACTCAAAGAAATTTAGTAAATTAAGTATAGGACCTTTTAGAAACATAGGTAGAAATAAATCACTAGGAAAACGTAAAAAAAGATCTCCTTATAAAAATTTAAAATAATGTATGATTGGGTAACAACAACAACAGTAGATGAAACAGGTGAGTTTAGTTCAATTCAATATATTTATATTTATGAGTATGATGACATTGTTTATAATGAAAAAGATAATTAGAATATGAGAGTACTCAACGCAATGCAAATAAAGAAAGGTGCTAAAGCTAAAGGACCTTCTGTACATGCATCTTTAACACAGCCAATACAATTTGTTTCTGCAAAAGAAAAAGATGAAAACTGGACCCAGTGGAATATGGACTGGTTAGAAGTAAGAGGTCTAGATTTTCTTAGAAGAAATGCACGTAAAATATTAAAAAATTATAAATTAGCAAAAGGTATAATTGATAAGACTGATTATATAGTTGAAGAAAATAATGAATACAGAGATCTTCTTGAAGTACTTACACAAGAAGATGATTCAGCATTAGAATTAAAATTCTATCCTATTATACCAAATGTAGTTAATGTACTTACGGGTGAGTTTACTAAAAGGTTTCATAAAGTACAGTTTAGAGCAGTTGATGATACTTCTTATAATGAAATGCTTGAAGAAAAAAGAGCATTAATAGAAGAAAATTTATTAACTGATGCATATAATAACTTGATGATTGAAATGATCAATCAAGGTGCTGACCCTGAATCAGAAGAAGTACAAGAACAATTATCTACAGAAAATTTAAAAACACTTCCTGAAATAGAAGATTTCTTTTCTAAAGATTATAGAAGTTTAGTTGAAGAATGGGCTACACATCAGTTAAATGTAGATGAAGAAAGATTTAAAATGAATGAGCTAGAGGAAAGAGGTTTCCGTGATATGCTTATTTGTGATAGAGAATTCTGGCATTTTAGAATGATGGAAGATGATTATGATGTTGAATTATGGAATCCTGCTTTAACGTTTTATCAAAAATCTCCAGACTCAAGATATATATCTGATTCAAATTTTGTTGGTAAATGTGATATGATGACTGTTGCAGATGTAATTGATAAGTATGGTTATCTTATGAATGAAGATCAATTATTCTCAATGAATCAAATACATCCTGCTGCAAATGCTAGATATATGGTAAGAGGTATGCAAAATGATGGATCATATTATGATGCAACTAAATCACATGCTTGGAATACAGAACAACCAAGTTTAGCATATAGACAGTTTATGAGTAATTGGGATGCTAATCCTGGAGGAGGAGGAGATATTGTTAATTGGATCCTAGGAGAAGGAGATGATATAAATGCTTGGGGTGATGGAGATATGTTAAGAGTTACAACTGCATATTGGAAGACACAAAGAAAAGTAGGTCATTTAACTAGAATTACTAAAGAAGGTGATATTATACAAGAAATAATTGATGAAGCATATAAGGTAACAGAAAAACCTATTTATAATACAACTTTATTTAAACAAAAAACAAAAGACAATCTTATAGAAGGTGAACATATTGATTGGATTTGGATTAATGAAGTATGGGGTGGTGTTAAAATTGGTCCTAATGCTCCTACATCATGGAGAACTGAAACATCAGATGAATTAAATCCTATATACTTAGGTATTAATCAACCTAATGTTGGTAAAGTACAATATCAATTTAAAGGTGACAATTCATTATATGGATGCAAGCTTCCTGTAGAAGGAAGAGTATTCTCAGATAGAAATACAAGATCTACTTCACTTGTAGATTTAATGAAACCATATCAAATTGGATATAATATGGTTAATAATCAAATAGCAGATATTCTAGTAGATGAATTAGGTACTGTTATTATGTTTGATCAAAATGCATTACCACGTCATTCAATGGGTGAAGATTGGGGTAAGAATAATTTAGCAAAAGCATATGTAGCAATGAAAGATTTTGGTATGATGCCATTAGATACTTCTATTACTAATACAGAAAATGCTACTAATTTTAATCATTATCAAACATTAAATTTAGAACAAACAAATAGATTAATGTCTAGAATTCAATTAGCTAATCATTTTAAACAACAAGCATTTGAAGCATTAGGTATTAATCAACAAAGAATGGGATCACCTATTGATCAACATGCTACAGCTACAGGTATTACTCAAGCAATGCAACAGTCATATGCACAAACAGAACAATACTTTGTTAACCATTCAGATTACTTAATGCCAAGAGTTCACGCTATGAGAACTGATTTGGCACAATATTATAATTCTACTAAACCTTCATTAAGACTAACCTATATGTCTTCTGAAGCAGAAAAAGTTAACTTTACCATAAACGGTACTGAATTGTTAATGAGAGATTTTAACATATTCTGTACAACTAAAACAAATCATAGAAATACATTAGAGCAATTAAAACAAATGGCACTTACAAACAATACTACTGGTGCTACTATTTATGATCTTGGTAATGTTATTAAGGCTGACTCAATTGCTGAAGTTACAGATATTCTTAAAGATGCTCAAGATAGAACAGAAAAAGAAAGACAAGAGCAAATGCAACAACAAGAACAAATGCAACAACAGCAAATTCAAGCTCAGGCAGCAGAAGCTGAAAAACAAAGAGCATTTGAAAAAGAAAAAATGGATAAAGAGATTCAAAAAGATATTACTGTTGCTGAGATAAGATCAGCTAGTTATGGATCTCAAGTAGATATTAATCAAAATCAAGTTAGTGATTTCCAAGATGCAATGAAAGATATACGTGAAAGAGATCAGTATAGAGAGCAGATGAATCTAAAAAGAGAACAAGCTGCAGTAGACAATGCTAATAATCAATCAAAACTTGAAATTGAAAGAGAAAGATTATCTAATCAAAGGCAAATTGCAGATACAAATTTACAGATAGCTAGAGAAAATAAAAACCAATATGATGTAAAAAGTAATGCAAAAAAGAAAGATGACAAGAAGAAAAAGTAATCTTAGCTATATACTGCAAAAAATCTACAACGAACTATCAAATTTCTAAGGTTTATTATAAAAATCTTAGTATATTATATATGTAATAACCAATAATTAAAACCAAATAAACATGTCAGAAGAAAAAAATATGGAACAAACAGAGGTAAAAAAGAATGTAGAAGTTAACTTGGATGAGATCTTTAATGGAGCTCCAGGTGCTGATTCTATTACGTTACCTGAAGAGAACAGTTCCAAAAAACCTAATATGTTCTCAAGACCAGAAAATGTTGATTTATCATTTATAGATGAACCTAAAAAAGAAGTAAAAGAAAAAGTTGCAGAAACTGCTGATACTAAAGAAGTTAAAGAACCTGAAACTCCAGTAGTAGCAGAAGGAGGAGATACTCCAGTTGCTGAAAAAACAGTATCAAAAGATGAGATAGATGAAATCCTAAATGAAGGATTAGAAGTAGCAGAAGGAGAAGAAGAAAAGTCTACTGCTAAAGGTAGAAAAAGAATTGAAGGTATGGCTGATGTTTTCAAAAAAATGATTGCAGATGAACAAATTATACCTTTTGATGATGATAAAGATCTAGATGATTATTCTGCAAAAGATTGGAAAGAACTTATCCAAGCTAATATGGATGAGAGAGCTAATAAAGTAAGAAGAGAAACTCCAAAGCAGTTCTTTGATAGTTTACCAAGAGAATTACAAACTGCAGCAAAATATGTTGCTGACGGTGGTCAAGATTTAAAAGGATTATTTTCTGCATTAGCATCAGTAGAAGAAACAAGAGAATTAGACTTAGAAACTGAACAAGGTCAAGCACATATAATTAGAGAATATTTATCTGCAACTGGTTACGGATCAGCAGAAGATATTCAAGAAGAAATTGAAATTTGGAAAGATTTAGGAAAGCTTAAAAAACAAGCATCTAAATTTAAACCAAAATTAGATAAGATGTCAGAAGCTGTTGTAGCTAGAAAGCTTAAAGAGCAAGAAATGAAACAAGCACAACAACGTAAAGCATCTGAGGATTATATGCACAATGTATATAATACTCTTAAAGATGGAAAAATTGGTGATATGAAAGTTAATAAAAAAACTCAATCACTATTATATAATGGATTAGTTAATCCGTCATATCCATCTATATCAGGACAAAATACAAACCTGCTAGGGCATTTACTAGAAAAATACCAATTTGTTGAGCCTAACTACAATTTAGTATCAGAAGCATTATGGTTGTTAGCTGATCCAAAAGGATACAAAGAACAAATAATGGCTAAAGGTGAAAACAAAGCTGTTGAGAAAACTGTAAGAAAACTTAAATCAGCACAATCTAGTAGAAATGCATCTTCTACAGGGGTAGAACCAAAAGAAACAAAAACCACTAAGAGAAGAACATTACCTAGAGGTAATAATATATTTAAAAGATTTTAACAACAACAATAATTATTAATTAACTAAAAAGTGAAAAAATGGCAACACCAGTTTTAAACAACGGTCTCTTCCTCAGAGACACAAATTATGAAGCTAGTTCCCATATAGATTCATATCACTTAACTAATATGCTTGGTAACGCAGAGCCAATGGACATGGGTCCAGTGGATTTGTGGGCAATGACGCAAAAGGTAGAAATGCCTTTATACCAAATGGCATCTTTTGGTGGTAAGAATACTATTATGGTTGACAATGCTAGAGGAGAATACAAGTGGCAAACACCTGTATCACAAGAACTTCCAGTATCTATGGGTAAACAAGATAGTATTACAGATACTTTAGGAAATTCAAGAGGGGTTGATGGAGCAATTTTCAAGATTAAATTATCTCGTAGAGAGTTTGGTCATGGAGACATCATAACCTATGACAAGTATAATGGACTAGAACTTTACGTTACTGCTGATGATATTATTCAGGTAGGTGACGGATGGATTTATTCTGTTCAACTTGTAAACAACGCATCAGGTCAAGGACTTAAAGATGTATACCTTAAGATGGGTACTAAATTCTTTAGAAAAGGTTCTGCACGTGGTGAGTATGGAGAAAGATTCTCTGATATTCAAGTAGGAAATGGTTTCCGTGAATTCTACAACTTTGTAGGAGGAGCTGAAGCACACGTTCACTATTCTATATCTTCTAGAGCAGACTTAATGCTTAAAGGAGGAATGAATGCTGACGGTACAGTTCCTGTAACTGAAATATGGAGAAATTTTGATACTAACGTAGATCCATCAATTTCTTCTATTGAAGATATTGCATCAATCATGGGTAAAGACTATGTTAAACGTGCATTTGATAATGGTACTCTAACTAGAACGTTCTTAACTTCTATGGAAGCAGCACACTTATCAAAAATTGCAAGTGACATTGAAACTTACTTAATGTGGGGTCACGGTGGTAGAGTTAGACAAGACGGTCCAGATGACATCAGACTTTCTGTTGGTCTTTGGAAACAATTAGACAACTCATATAAGCGTGTATACAACAAGACTGCATTTAGTTTAGATATGTTCAAAAATGAACTATATAACTTCTATGTAGGAAAAGTTGACTTTGATGGACCAGATCCAAAACGTCAATTAATTGTACAAACAGGTATTGGAGGTATGCAATTAGTTAATGCTGCAATTGCTGCAGAAGCTAATGGTGCTAACGGTATGATTACAAACGCTGATAACATTGGAGCTATCACTGGTAAAGGGATGGATCTAGGATTTGGATTTGCTTACACAAGTTATGTAATTCCATTCTTAGCTAATGTTAAGTTTGTATTAAACCCAGCATTTGATAACTTGCATACTAATGATATTGAGAACCCATTAGTAGATGGTAGACCATTATCTTCTTACAGCTTCATCATCTTTGATGTAACTGACGAGGGTAATGATAACATCCACTTATTGAAACTATCTTGGGATAACCAATTAAAATGGTTCTACCAAAATGGTACAATGGACTACATGGGAAGAACTCAAGGTTTTGCATCATCAGGTCACTTTAATGGTTACCGAGTAATGATGACTCAAACAATGCCAGCAGTATGGGTTAAGGATCCAACTAAAGTCCTTAAGATAGTAATGAAGAATCCAGTAACAGGAGGTTCATTCTAATAATAACATGAAAGAAGGGGGAGCCTAGTGCTCCTCCCTATTTCTTTTAAACCAATTAATAATTATTAAACCAATAAATTTAAATTATGAAAGCTACAGAAACAAAAAGTAATAGTAGAGGATTCAATAAGGATCTTACAATTGTAGAAAAATATCAACAGAATAAAAATCAATCTGTTGCAATAAGACCATATTTTGATGAGACTAAAGAAAATATGGGATTAGAAAAATATAACATGACATTATTTGATGGTGTATTTCATCATGAAAGTTTGGCATGTCTAGAACAAAATGGTGTAAAAAGATACGTGACTGGATTAAATGAATTTGCTCCAGATGTAAAAAAACTACCAGCAGATAAAAGAGCTGCAAAAGTTAAAGAAATTAGAAAAGTAGTTGCACAGTTAGAAGCTGAGTTAGCAACTAATGTTATTGATCCAGATGATAAAGATTTCTGGAATAAGGTTCAAGTATTAAGACCTGATAATGGGGAATTTTGGGATAAAATTTCAATTAAAGTTGGGAATGAGCCATTATTTTTAGATCCAGCAGTTGATCCTTATGATTTAATAAAAATATATTCAATTGAAGCAGGAGGTTTTTCAATAGTAGCAAAAGATCTTGAGACATGTAAAAGAAGTCAAAATATAAGATTTTATTTAGATAGACAAAAAGATAGTGTAAATACACGTACAAAAGTATCTAAAATTAGAAATAGAGCTTTATCATCATTACAAAATCTATATGATTCTGATACAACTAAATTATTATATGTAGCAAAAGTTGTTGATGGTAATAGTACACAATATACAAAAGGTACTCCAATAGATGTTATATATGAAAATATGGATAAATACATTAATGGTAATGGTATAGAAAGATCAAAGAAAAAAGCTGCAGAACATTTTTTATCTATTTCTAATGAAAGTATGCAAGATCTTAAAATAAGAGCTATGATAAAAGATTCTATATCTCATAATTTTATACAAGCTAAAAGTGATGGATATTTTCATGATGAATTTGCTGGTGTAAAAATGGGTAAAAGACCTTCTGAAATTCTTGAGTTTTTAAAGAATCCAGCTAATGATGAAACATTAACCCATTATCTTAATAAGATAGAGGAATATTGGAATGAATAATTATGAATGTAGGTACTATTCAAATAAAATTTAGACAAAGGCTTAACAAACTTGCCAGTAATGACTATGATAATATAGAGTGCTGGCAAATTGTTGAAGCTTTTAATAAAGCACAAATTGAATGGTGTAGAAGACAATTACATGGTACTAATGCAATGAAAGAAGGAGATGAAATGTCAAAGAGACGTATAGATGATCTTCAAATCCTTCTTACAACGCAAACATTAGTAGGTACTACATTTAATGATTTTTTTCAATCAAATAATTGGCCAACTAATTATTTAGAATATAAGAGAGTTAGTACTGATGCTACAAATGAATGTTGTAAAGATCCTAGATCAATGACAGTTTATTTAGCAGAGGAAGCTAATATTGATTTATTAATGAGAGATGAATTAAAAAGACCTGACTTTGATTGGGGAGAAACTTATTGTACTCTTAATAATGATACAGTTAAAATATTTAGAAGAGATTTTAACGTAGTTAATCCTTCTCTTACTTTTTATAGAAAGCCAAGAAATATAGAAATATTAGGATGTGTTGATCCATATACGGAAACCACATCTTTAGCAGATGTTGAACCAGAATTTAAAGATGATATTGTTGAAGTTATCATTGATGATGCTGTTGCAATTATAGCAGGAGACATTGATGCTGTAAATCAAGCAATTAGAGGATCACAAGCTGCAGAAAAAAATAATTAAAGACTTGTTTAATTTAAATAAAAGTCTTATATTATAATTGGGTGTACCACGAAGGTACACATTGTTTGTTAATTAAAAAAGCCCTCTGAGTAAAGTAGGAGGCAATAAAAAAAATGAGTTATTTTAATCACGCCTACAAAAAAGCTATGCTTGGGCAAGGTGATGGTTGGCATGCTGCAGGTGTTTCAACAGCTACGCTAACTGCTGGAGAGTTGGCTATTGTTGATGCATGTACGTATCAAACATTAGCACCAACTCAAAACACAACTTACTCTGGAGACATTATGATTGTTCAGGGTAATTACAATCAGACTGATGTATTAGGTAATAATCCTCTTCACGGTGGTTATGCTGAAAGTATTAAGTCTAAAATTATTAAGCCTCAATACATCACTAGACTTTGGTCTTCATGTTGTAATGATGCAAAATGTCCAACAATTACATTAACAGTTCCAGATGACTGTTATGATTGTGATCCTTCAAATGCACTAGTTGCAGGTACTGATGGAACAGGACATCCTCAAATCCGTATAGATATTAAAGGTACTGAGGTAATGAGAGCTTTAAACAGAAATGCTTACTTTGTAGCAGACATGACTGGATGTTGTCCAGCTGGTGGATACTACACTGGAGCTAGTGTTGCCTCAGCTTGGGCTGATGCAATTAATAGAGATGCTTCTAATATGAAGGACTTTATTACTGCTGTAGCAACTAATAATACATTAAAGATTACTTTATGTCCTGAAGAGACAGTATTTGACTGTTGTTCATTTGATACTAGAGATGCTTATTCTCATGAGACTCTTGACTTAGGTGTATCATTATTAACTGCTGAAGGAGATCCTTGTGCTAGTACTTGTGTTACTTACGGTACTACTACTGACGGAACTACTGAAGGAGTTGCTGCTGGTACTGCATTCCCTAACACTACAGCTTGGATTACAAGAACTCCTGCTGAAACATTAGGTGAGCAAGTATTAAGAGAAATCATCTTAGATGGACGTTACAGACAAGATGGTGGATGGAATCAAGGTAATAAAGATTCTGCAAGATTCAGAGAAATTGAAGGTGGATCTAAATTATGTGCAGAATTCCCAGTTACTACAGATGGAGCTGGAAAAGGAAGACGTGCAACATACAGATGGTTCTATGTTCAGCATACTGTGCCTAGATTCAACAACCCAACTGGTGTATTTGATAATGATCAATACGTAGTTGCTGTTGCTATTCCATGTGGTAATGCTTCTTTAATTACAGCTACTGAAAAAGTTTGGGATAATCTTGCATTAACTGCAACTAATCTTAGTAAAGATGATTACGCATACACTTGTAATGCTTCTGGTCAAGGAGGTGCAGCAGGTTGTACGCAAAGCTAATAATCTTAGTATATAGCTAACATGCAAAAAAGAGGGGGAGACGTTAAGTTCTCCTCCTTTTTTGTTTTTTATATCTATTTTATTTTGTATATTATTAATACATAGTAATCTAATAATATAACATGGCGGCCAAACACATATTAAGTCTTGAGGTTCTAGATGTAGCAAACTCTGAAATTCTAGTAATAAAAGATACAAGTCAATACTCAGAAAACCTAGGTACAGATTGTGGTGATTTAGCAATAACACCTCCAGGTTGGAATGCACCTTCACAAATAGAAGTTAAACCAGGTTTTGACTTATCAATAACAGGATGTGCATTAAAACTTCAAACAACAACATGTAATTCTGAAAGAACTAATCTACAAGATGGAGTATATATTATTAGATATGGTATAGCACCTAGTGATAAAGTATATGTAGAATATAATCACTTAAGAACTACAGCTATAATGAAATTATACTATGAAAAACTATGTAAATTAGATATAGATAAGTGTAGTCCATCATCTGATAGAGATGGCGTACTTAGACAAATGTATGATATTAGAACTCTTATTGACGCAGCAAAATCACAAGTTGAATATTGTGGTAGCCCTGTAAAAGGAATGGAGTTATATAATTATGCTAAAAGAAAGTTAGAAAAGATTAATTGCAATATTTGTTAAACCAATAAAACCAAATGATTATGAGTAATCAAACAAATATCTGCGCACATTGTGGTAAGCCCTTTTCTTGTGGTTGTCAAAAGATAGCTGGTATTGATGGAAAAATGGTTCATAAAACATGTAAAGCAGATTATGATATAAAAATTACAACAAAGGATAAAAAGTAAAAAATGCCAATTACTCCATTTAATCAACTAAGAAATCCACAGAGTGTTGGACGAACCTTCTTAAAATCAGATGGTAGTACAGTAACTACAGGTACAGGGTATGCAGTAATAGTTAGACTAAATACTATAATGTACAGAAGATGGGAACCTTGTTTACCTTTAACAAATCCAATAACATTTAATTGTGGAAATCCTCCAATACAAATTAATGAACTTAATGTTGATGCTTCTACTCCTGGACTTGTTGATTTAGGTGGATCAGGTATTGATGCAGGTGATTGGGATAGTTGTTGTTCTGAAACAGGTCAACCAACTCATGCTTCATATACTGCGTTTATTTCTTTTGATGATTGGGCTAATAGTGATCTTTCTCAAATTGCTAATAATCCAGCTACATGGCAAAAAGATGAAAAACTTGTTTATAAGTTTGAAAGTAAAGATCCTACTTGGGAACCTCAAGCTAATGGTGCAGTACGTGCTACTGCAATATTTAGTTTTTCAATAATTGAAGTTGTAGATGAAACAATGTATAATGCTGGAGCAGGTATTCCAGTAGATAATACTATTAGTAATCAATATGCTACTTATGGAGATATTCCTGTAGGTACAATTATGGCTACTCCAGGAGATCCTAATTGTAATGGATGTACTGATTTATATGAAAATTTAGGTATAAAAACTAGACAAGGTGAAATAATAAATCAAAATCCTGGTTATTTTTTAGAATCTAAAGGTCCACAACAAATAAGTGGTATTGGTGCAGGTGCAGAAATAACTAGTACTGGAATGCATCCTTATGATGCATCATTTTCTTGGCCTTATCTAATGTATGATCAACTTATTCCGCAAGTAGATTTAGTTCCAAGTGATATTCTACAGATGCTTAATGGATTTACATCTGGTTGGTATTTTGGAAAATTATGGAACTTTGAATCAATAGCTTTACAAGGAACATGTGAA